AATTGGCATATCTTTACCTGTTCCATTTACTATAGCTGCTTCTAATCCAAACGCTAAAGCTTCTGCTAGTATTGATCTAACATATCTATCCATCCAAATAGGACCTAAATCCAACATAGATTTTGCGACTGGCAAGAATGCAGACAATTTATGCAAGCTCATGTTGATTTTCTTAAATCCGCTTGTAAGCTCTTTTACAATAGTTGATGTTAAAGTTCCCCATGTTGCCAATTCAGCACCATTCGTATTTACAATAAATTCAATTAATCCACTTGTGTTTTGAAAATCAATCAAATCTAACAGTGGGTGAGTAGTTGTTAAATCATCAAATACTGCATCAATAGTTGTTATTGGCAATACAACATCTAATTCAGTAAGAGCCTGTTGTGGATTGCTAGATTTCATTGCTTCAATAACTTTCTGATAATAGTTATTTTCCTGAGATGTTAACTGTCTAACCCCTCTACCGACTAATACACTCGTATCAGCTGATTGTACTATTCCTTGGAATTCGTTCATAACTGCTTCCTGGTTAATTTCAGACAGTTCATTCCATGCTTGAGCCATTGCTTCCATGTTGTCGTCTTTTTGTGCCTGAGCTATTTTGTTCAGGGCATCAGTTTTTCTTTGTTGCAATAAGTCTTTGTTCTTCATTGCAAAATGTTGTATTTGTAATTTTAATATACCGTTTTTCATATTGTTATTTCTCCTCTTCTATTTTTATTTGATTTAAAAATCTGTTTACCATACTTTCTTTCGGTGTTTCTATTACGGACGTTGGCTCTGGTGTTTTTAGAATCGGCTCAATAACTAATTCTTTAAATTGAGCTGTCAAGGCTTTGCTGTAACTTAACTGTTGCTCTAATGTTTTATTCATTTTTTGCAACATTTGATTTGCTTCATTCAAATCAACTTCTTGCCCTAATACCTCATCACAAAAACCATACTCAAAACATTGTTGAGCTGTAAGCCATGTCTCAGCTTCTAGCAATTCAATTAATTTTTTCTCTGTAATTTTGCCATTAGACTTTGCTAAATAAGCTTGCCTATTACCTTCCATTATTACGTCTAAATCATCTGCAGCCTTTCTTAATTGTTTAGAGTTTCCCCAAGCGCCATTTAAAGCGTTGTGAATAAACATCATTGTATTACGTGGCATTACAACTTTATCCCCTGCCATTGCAATTGTTGCAGCAACACTGCATGCAAAGCCATCTACATGTACAACTTTTTGTGCTAGATGCCTTTTTAATTGAGTATAAATAGCAGTTCCCTCAAATACGCTACCACCGTAGCTATTAATATAAATATTAATTAGTGTTGCATTAGGATATTTAGCTAATTCCTCTCTGAAATGATTTGCCGATGTCTCGCTTACAATATCTACACCATTCCACCAATCATAACTATCACCCTCTACATCACCATAGATATACATTTCTAATGTATTAGGCTCTACCGCTTGCTTTAATTCCCATATTTTCTTTGACATCTACTCACCTCCCTCTTTTTTATTAGCTTCTGTCTGTCCATTTGTATCATCTTCTCCGTTTAATGCTGTGAGCAAATCTTCAACGCTGGAATAGTTCTTTGTTATCCAGTGCTGCCATGCCCAAGGTTTGTCAATTACCTGGTCTCCTACAAGTTTTCTGATGTCATTGATACAGAATGCTCCACTTCCTATCAGTTTATCAATTGCTGTAGAAACACTTAAAAGGTCTATATGTTTAATAGCCTTAGTATCAATTTCCAAATATGTGCCCTGACTAAATCCAGAATAACCTGAACGCTTGCGAACAATTTCTTCTTGAAGCATGTCTGTTAATGGATCAACGCAAAATGTCAGGAGATTATTTACGACAGAATCGCCCAGGCTTGCAGTATCACCTTTGAGCATTACTGGCGGTATACCAAATCCCCTGGCGGTGAAATCATAAATATCATCAACCATTGCCTTAATATCCCTGGTGCCCTCATTACTGTAAGTTTTAGAGCCAATATCTGTGTATTTGTATCCATCAAATAACGGCAATACTGCATTATCAGCTTCAAAGAATTTTTTGAATCGCTCGTTCATGAGCTTTTCATATGTATCTTTGAAATTTACTTTACCTTCAGCAATACCATTTACATCTAATATTCCTTTACTGCCTCTTGATTTGCTATAACTGTTTTGTGCATAGCTGATGAGCTTGCCATAACTTTCATACATTCCATTGATTAGCTTTCTAATGTCTTTATTGTTAAGCTTAAAATACATTACTTCGCTCATCGAGAATGTTTTATTAAAAGTAAGATCTTCAACAGTCACACCAGTAAATTGACAATCAAAAAGCGCATAATCTTTTTTTGAAAAACTATCCGCCACTAAAAGCTGCCCATTAGATTCAATTATCAAGCACTCGTTATATTCGTAGAGCTTTGAAATCCATTCATGAATAAACTCGCTTGAATTTTGATTTTTATTTGGTTCAACATTCCATAAATAATATTCCTGTTTTTTTACCTCCTCGTTTTTAAAGTAAGTTTTGAACTCACATTTACTTACTGAGTTCGCGACCAGGTTAACCGCCGTCTGAAATGCTAAATTTCTAATAACAAGCTCTGCCTGAATATTGAAAAACTCTTCCACTTCAACTGCTGTTGGAGTTGGATCACCAGCTAACCTATTTATTAACCATGTTTTTATACTCACATTTTCCCACCTCCTCTCATATTAATAAGTTACTACATCATAATCTGGTGTTTCAGCACTACCGCCATCTCCAAGTTCAGACTCTATGGTCATTGCTGCAACCAAGGCCATAAATGGATCCGTTTTTCTGCTCTTCCCTTCAATCTTGCCATAATAATAATTTCCTGTATCAGTACCTTCTTTTCGTCCCGACAATATCTTCTTTGCATTGTTCACTGCCCAACGCATCAGTGGATTATCTCCCCATGTAAAATTATGATTTATAAAACAGCTTTTAATGACCGGCTCTATCATCATCACATCAGACGGTCTTACAATTTTAATGTTTTTATAATCCTTATAATCAAAACCTATTTTTTTAAGTGACTTAGCTACAAGCGCGTATCTGAAACCATCCAATGCAATTTTAGCTAAATTATATTTTACTGCCTGTTCAGCTATCCATTCAGCAATGTAGTCCGGATTAATTTCTACATCGTCAATAAAAGTAAGCAGCCCTAACTTCTCCCATTCTCTTAAAGGAGCTTTTATTCTAGGCAAATCTAATGAGTGGGTACAAACCCAAGAGTACGTTATCCAATATCTCTTATCGCCAACTCTTATTAGTATTCCAGCACTGGCAAAGTCTGTAATACTAGCATAGTCAATTCCAACCACTCCGTTTTTATTAGAGAGATCAGGAACTTCTCCACCTGCTGCAAGAATGTTATCCCAGGAAGTAACCTCAATCTCTTTATTGCCATCTGGAATATTCATTCTCTTTGTCATAAATGCGCTGAACTGTGAAGGATTGAATTTCCAATCTTCATATTCTTTTCTTATTTCTTCCCTTAAACTTGGCAGGTACTTCAAAGATGGATTTGCCATTTCCCAATTTTTAGGATCATCTACATCTTCTTTTTTATTCAGTCTACAGACAAAAGGCAATAAACCATTATCTGCAATTTTACCTTTTAGTATTTGTTCAGACCTGCTTAAAAGATGATCTAATGGACCGTCTCTTATATCTCCCTGAGTTGTTGCGTATGTTCTTCTAGGATGCGGTTTCTTTCCAAGTCCAGTAGTAAATACATTTATATTTGCATAATCTTCGTATTGATGTATTTCATTAAAAACAACAATACCGGAACGCAATCCATCTTTCCCTTTTGGATTATTTGTCCGGTACTTAATTTTAGACTTAGTTTTTAAATTTACTATTTCTTCTTTATTCCAATAATAATGTTTTTTTAATTTTTTAATTTGCTCTGGACTTTCAAGTCTATTATAAACATCATCAAAAGGAGCTCTTGCCTGCAGTTCACTATTTGCACAAATATCAACATCATAATACTTAATGCCGTTGTACGGAGATGTCAAAGCGAAACTTTCAAATGCAATGTATCCGTCTTTCCCAGCACCACGCCCCAGTAATAAAAATAAATCTGGCCAACGTGGCAAGCCATCAGCTCTATACACGCAGCAATGTAAAGCAAATACAAATTCTTCCCAGTCGAATAATCGCTCATAATCAAAATATTTTATAAGGCTTAAGTATTCTTCAAGCTGCTCATCATCTGTGTGGATATCTTCTGTCTCAAAACACTTTCTAATATGTTCAACTAATAAATGCTGATCTTCGCATGCCTCTATTGCTCCATTTTCCACAGAATAAATATACTGTAAAAGATGTGGATTAATTTTAGAGATCATCTTCCTCACCGCCAGCCTGAGCAGGTTTAATTCCAATCTCCGATAATAATTTTAGCATTTGTGCGTTTATTTTTATATGCTGATCTACACTTTCATTTTTTTTATAACCCGACTGACCTCCGCCGTTATTGTAATATGTTCTTACTCCGCGCTCTTTTACATCTTCTGTTAGTAGGCTCTTGGTAATCCACATATTCATGTAGTCTTCTATCAAGTCTGTATAATATTTCCCAACCGTACTATTCCGTTCGAGTTGGTCCAGGAGGTCCTTCTTAATTGCCTTGTACAGTTTTAACCTGGTATATTTTTTATAAGCTTGATTATTGATTTCTTTTTCATTCTCAAATTCTAACTTTTCGTTTTCAGTTTGGACCACCCTACCCACCCCCTCATGTGTGGAGCCTTATCTGTTCTGTATAACCCCCAGCCGAGTTACAGCTATTTGCATTAAAACGCGTTTATTTTCGACCGGGGGTCTATTTTTCAACTAACTTAAAACTATACATTATGTTGTCTATATTATTTATAGCAACATCAATCATACCTATTATTATGACTGTTATAAATAATTCCATTTTAACAGGTTCTAAAATCCATTGTTCACCTGTAAAACAAACATCTCCTACCTGTTCTATGGAAGGCTGTATTACATTATTGCTATTGCATTTATGTATATATATTATGTCCCCAATGTTAAACAAGCCAACAGCCGTCAAGCAACCATTTATACTTTGAGAAACACAGATTCTTTGAATGATATCATCTTCACACTTCATTCTATTAGTTGGTATTCTTGGTGTCAATGTTTCCCTATCAAAATTATTTTTACTTGCAAAATAATAATATATTTCTACCACCTCTCAATCGTCAATGGTTCTTTCTTTTCCTTTTGCCTATAACCATGCACTTCCTCATGGCAATCATGAC